GCTTTAGACTATCCTGAAAAAATGAGAAACTTTCTTACTAAAAACATGAATAGATGGGTGGATATGAGAGATGGTGGCTATATGGATATGTCTAAATGGAGAGAAGCAGGAGAGGAATATAATTTTGAAAACTTAGAAGGTGAAGAATGTATAGTTGGAATGGACTTATCAACTAAATTGGACTTAACTTCTGTAGGATTTGAATTTAAAGTAGATAATCAGTACAAAATTTTATCCCATAGCTTTATTCCAGAAGAAACGTATAATCAGAAACTAAGAGAAGGTAAACTTCCTTGGAGTTATTGGGTTGAGAAAGGTTGGCTAACCGTAACACCGGGATCAGTAATAGATTATAGTTATATCAAAAAATACATTAAAGAAAAAGAAGAGAAATACGGAATAACAGTTAAGGAAGTATGTTATGATCCATGGAACGCTACACAATTCGCACAAGACATGTCTTTAGAAGGGTATACAATGATAGAGATTAGACAAGGCATAAAGACTTTGAGTGAGCCTTGTAATAACTTTAGAGAAGAAGTTTATTCCGGAAATCTTAAACATAATAATAATGATTTGCTCACATGGGCTGTTGGGAATTCAGTAGTTAAACAGGATGCAAATCAAAATATTATGTTAGATAAAAGTAAATCGGCTGAGAAAATAGACCCTATAGCAAGTATTATAAATGCACATGTTAGAGCTAGAACAGAACTAGAAAGCTATGGAGAACTTGTAGATGTATGGAGTTTCTAAAGGAGGTGAGTAAGTGGGATTAGTTACAAGAGCAAGAGAGGTAATAAACAATATATTTAGAAAAAATAACAAACCTTCTAGGAGTAGCCTTACTAGTTGGTTTCCTAGTTTTACTAGTGGGGTAAGCAAAGATACAGCATTACAAAATCATGCAGCTATATATGGGGCAATAAATAGAAAATCCAATGCAATAGGACAGATGCCTATAAAGCTTCATAGGAAAAAGGATGGAAAAAGAATACAAGTAGATGATTATAGAGCCGAATTGGTTGGGGCTAGACCCGAGATAAACCGTTCGGCTTTTATATTTTGGAGAACAATAGAAGCTATGAAAGAGATATACGGAAACGCTTATGCTTTTATAGAAAGAGATATAGACGGAGAAATAATACAACTTAAATTACTAGATCCTAAATCAGTAAAGCCCTTTGAGAATGAAGATGATAATAACGAGCTTTACTATAAAGTAAGCACTAAAAAAGGGATAATTGCAATACATCATATGGATATTCTTCATTTTCCATCGATCTATTCAAGTGGATATGAAGGTATAAGTTTTATAGAAGCACTATCAAATCAATTAAATCTTAATAAGACAACACAAGAGACTGCAAAATCGCAGGCTGAGAACTCCCTAAAAGTAAGTGGAGTAATAAAACTAGCTACAAACTTAAAAAAAGAAGCAAGGGAATTATATAAAAATGAACTGAAAGAAATGTATTCAAAGGGTTGGAATAGTGTACTTGTATTAGAGAATGGTGTTGACTATCAACAAATTAGATTTGATGTACAAGACCTTAAACTACTTGAAAACAATAAAATAACAATACAACAGGTATCCATGACAAGCGGGGTACCTTTATTTATGCTTTCTGAAATGGATGGAGCTAAATATGGAAGTATAGAACATCAGAATATCCACTTTGTACAAAGTTGTATATCTCCGGATGCAATAATGATAGAGCAAGAACTTAATTATAAATTACTATCGCCTAAAGAACGTAAGGATGGCATGTACTTTAAATTTAATATTAATGCATTAGTTAGAGGGGATATGAAAACAAGGGCTGATTACTACAATAAAATGACTCCCATTGCAGGGATGACGCCTAATAAAATATATGAATTAGAAGATATGGAAGACATAGGCCCTTTAGGAGACAGACCGTTAGTGTCTTTAAACTATACTTTCTTAGATACATTAGAAAATCATGAAAGGATAAAAAAACAATCGAAAGGGGGTGAAGGAAATGGAGAAGGAAAACAAACAGGAAATGGAACAGAGGACATTTCAAATAAGAAACCTTCAAGTTAGAGATAATTCAAGTGGAAAAGGTGCTACCATTGGTGGATATGCAGCAGTATTTAATCAATATACAACCATAAGGGATAGATGGGGGGATGAATTTCAAGAGCAAATAGTACCAGGTGCTTTTGAAGAAGCATTAGAAAATAATTCTATATTAGCTTTATACAATCATGATTGGAGTAATGTATTAGCAAGAAAAGATGTAAATATGACACTTCAAGAGGATGATGTGGGACTTAAATTTGAAATTAATCTCCCAGATACTCAACTATCTAGAGATTTATCTCAACTGATGGCCGAGGGAATAGTAAATCAATGTTCATTTGGTGCTTATGTTAAGAAAAATGAATGGAAGTTTACAGAAGATGGGGACTTTAGAATACTTCAAGAGCTTGATTTAAGAGAAATAACTATAACGCCTATACCAGCCTATCCACAAACAAATGCAGAAGTGAGAAGTGTAAAAGGCGATCAACCTGTAGATAAGAACTGGGAAAAGAGAAAACAAGAAATTATAAACAAATATTCAAAATACACAAATAAAGGAGACATGTAATATGAAAAGGAAACAAGGTTTAATTAGAATGAATTTACAGCTATTCGGAGAGGGTAAAAAAAGCACATTTCAATTAAGAAATGAGCTAAATGACTTCAATGCAGAAATAGAAAAGAAAAGTGCTGAAGTTATAGAAATGGCGACAAATAATAAAGCAGAAGAAGTGACTAGATTAGAAAGTGATATAAAGAATTTAGAAACTTGTAGAGATGCTATAAAATCCGAGCTAGACAAAAGAAATGCCAAGGCACAAGCTAAAGCACAAGAAATTGAATTTAAAGAAAATAACGAAACGCCAGAACAAAGAATGATAAGTGCAAAGGCGGAACTAATAAGAAGTGCAATAACAGGGAAAGAATTATCTCCAGAAACTAGAGCTTCATTAGGAGCTATAGGAACTACAACTGGTGGGGGAGAAAAGATACTTCCAACTAATATGGCAAAGACATTAGTATATGAACCACTTGCTAAAAATCAACTTAGAGATGTTGTTTCAACTACTAATATAACAGGACTAGAACTTCCTAAAATAGCTTACAAATTAGATGATGATGACTTTATAGGAGATGATGAAACAGCTAAAGAACTAGAATTAACAGGGGATAAAATTACTTTTGGCAGATTTAAGTCTAAAGTATTTGTTGCTATATCAGATACCGTGATACATGGAACTGATACTGACTTAGTCTCTTATGTAGACAATGCACTACAAAGTGGTTTAGCAGCTAAAGAAAAGAAAGTAATGTTAGCAGGGACACCAAAAGTTAAAGAAGAGCATATGAGTTTCTATTCTACAGAAAATAAGATTAAAAAAGTACAAGGAAATACTTTATTTGAAGCTATAACTGGAGCAATAGCAGACTTACATGAGGACTTTAGAGAAAATGCAAAGGTTGTAATGAAATACTCTGACTATATAACAATGATCAAAGAGTTAGCGAATGGAAGTATGGACCTTTACAAAGCGCAACCAGAACAAATAATAGGAAAGCCAGTTGTATTCTGTGATAGTGCAACATCACCTATAGTTGGTGACTTTAACTATGCACATTTAAATTATGATGGTGACTTCATATATGATACAGATAAAGACGTTAAAACAGGAGACTATTTATTTGTATTAACTGCATGGTTAGACTTCCAATTAAAACTAAAATCTGCATTTAGATTAGCAGAGGTGAAAACTACTACTCCCTAATCCTGCTCCTTCTGAAAACGGGGGAGAAGTGGAGACTAAAAAAGTTGAATCTTCTTTGAATGAATTAACTGTAGATGAATTAAAGACTATGGCTAGAGATTTAGGAATAACAGGTTACTCTAGTATGAAAAAAGAAGAGTTAATAAAAGCAATAGAAGAAGCACAAAACCAAGAAGGGGCTATATAATGT